ACTAAAGTAACCAGTATTGATTTTGAAGAACAAATTGTAAAATTTGAAGATGGTTATGAACCATTAATAGAAGGGTTAAAATATGATGAACTTATATTCGCTGTAGGTAAATCAGGTATTGACTTTGCTCAACAATTAGCAAACAAATACGAATTACCAGATGAACCTAAACCAGTACAAATTGGTGTTCGATTTGAGGCACCACAAAAACACTTCCAAAAATTAATTGATATTTCATACGACTTTAAATTATATAGAAAATTTGATGATAAAGGAGTATCTTTACGTTCATTCTGTACAAATAATAATGCTGCTTATGTTGCTGTAGAGGAAACATATGGTGATCATTCATATAATGGACATGCTAAAAAAGATGAGGCATTTAGAAATGATATGACCAATTTTGGTATATTAATGGAAGTTCAAGGTATTGATAAACCATTTGATTGGTCTAGAGAATTAGTATCTAAAGTAAATGCTCACGGAACAGGGTTATATTATAGCCCTTCCCGTAAACCATCAACAACTTCTGAAGGTGTAGATGTAAGTGCTCACCAAATAGATTGGATGGGATTACAGGTAGTATCTGAAGCATTTGGGGGATATTTTGAATATATCACAGATTTTATAGGTGATATGAAGAAAGTATTTCCAACATTAGGAGATGATTGGGGGATTTATGTGCCTGAAGTTAAATATTTGTCACCTGAAGTTAAAGTAAATTATGGAAATCTTAGTTTGATAGATTATCCAAACGTACATTTTGTAGGAGATGCTTTAAGTGCAAGGGGTATTACAGTTTCAGGAGCACAAGCGATTTATGTAGCAGAAAATTTATTAAAATGAAGATAGGATTTACAGGAACAATGTCAGTTGGTAAAACAACTTTAGTTAATGCTTTACAGGAACTACCAGAATTTGCAAATTATGTATTTACAACTGAGCGCTCTAAATATTTACGTGATTTAGGTATACCATTAAATACTGATTCAACCATTAAAGGTCAAATGGTATTTATGGCAGAACGCGCGAGTGAACTGGTTCAACCAAATATAGTAACAGATCGTACAATTATAGATGTGATGGCTTTTACTAGCTTAGCTAAGTCAATCCCACATTTTATGGCTGATGATTTCCACCAACTAGCGTCTCATCTAATAAATGAATATGATTATATATTTTATATTTCACCTGGAGGTGTTGAGTTAGAGGATAATGGAGTTCGCACTATAGATCCAAAATATAGAATGGATATTGATAAAGAAATTAAAAAAATAATTTCAATCAATAAACCTAAAATCAAAAAATATGTCGAGTTATCCGGCACTACTGAGGAAAGAATACAAAAAATTAAACAAGTAATGTCTCTCTAATATTTATCAATAAACCATAAAATGAAACAAAGTCGATTACTTGAAATCATACGTGAAGAAATAGCTGGTGCTTTAGATGAAGCAGCTACAACATATGCTGGTAAAACAGCAATTGATGATCTTAAAAAAGATAAAGCATTTGGAGGATTAACAGGAGATGCAAAATCCGATGCTATGGAAAAACTATCTAGTGGAGGTACAGTAACTATTGGTGAAGAAGACCTAAACGAAATCCCAGATTTTGGTGGTAGATATGATCAACAAGTAGCTGCAAAATACGGTGAAGATCAAACCCTAGAAGATGCTACAAAAGATATTACAGATGAAATCCTTAAAGATATGGGTATTTCAAGAGATGATATTAAGAAGGATGCAGATAAAGCAAAAGAAGTACTTAAAGCTATCCGTTCTAAAGTAGTAGGTAAAGCTAGAGACCCAAGAGTTTCCAAAGCCCTAGAAAAACAAGAAGAATTTGATGATTCAGGTAATGCACTTCAAGCTAACCAAACCAATAACGCTATCTTAAAAGCATTAGGTTTAAAAGACCCAGGAAAACGAGGCAGAAAAGCAAGTGAAGTAAAACCTGTTAAATCTGAAAAACCATCAATTTCAACCCCATCGACAACAACAATGTCTGAACCAGAAGATGATGAGGATGCAGCAGCAACTAAAGCAGCAGGTAGTGATGAAATGGCTAAAAAATTAGATAATACATCTGATGAAAAGAAAATTAAATTTAATCAGTTTTTATCATCTGTAAAGAAAAATAAAGAAGATAAAGCTAAAACAGATGCTATTTTAACATTAGCAAAAAACAAATTCAAATTTGCCAAATCAATGATGGATGATTTGAAACGTGCTGCTGGTAGAGATGTAGAAGTATAATGAAAGATAAAACAATTCAAGTAAAGTTATCCCATCTTATCATAGGTGGGATAATTTTATTGTTGTTAATATTTTTATTTTATCAAAAAACACCTTTAAATATTGTAGACAAATATTCTAAAGAAAAAAAAGAAATTGATAGTTTACAAAATAATATTTTTATATTAAGAGAAAAACAAACAACATTAATTAATAATATTAATAAACAAGTTATAATTATCGATTCATTAGAAAAAGAAATTACAACCACAGGAAAAGAGCTAACCCAAACCCGTACATATTATGGTAATAAAATTAAAGATCTTACTAGTGCTTCTGATTCTAAGCTTAAACGGTTTTTCACAGAAAGATACAAGTAGAATTTGTTTTACTTATAGTACTGCTAAATTAATAGCCGTTGACTTAGTTAAAGGTGATTCTGCTATTGCTGAATTAAAAATAACCAATAAAATGGTTTGGCAATTAAATGAAAAAATTAATGCCCAAGATAGTTTAGTTACATTATATGTAATTAAAGAACAAAATTACATATCACAAATAGATAATTACGATCAAATTTCCAATAAACAAACTACAATCATTAATGGTCTTGAAGGTGATGTAACTACATTAACTCGCAAAAATAATAGACTTAAAAAAGGAATTAAATTAATTGGTGGAGGATTCGTGGCTTCCGTACTTATTATTATTACGTTGGTAACAATTAAATAATGGAAGATAAAAATATAAAACATATTATCCGAGAGGAATATATAAAATGTGCCCAATCCCCAGCATATTTTATGAAAAAATATTGTTATATTCAACACCCAAAACGCGGACGTATCCAATTTAATTTATATCCATTTCAAGAAAAGGTTTTAACATTATTTCAAGAAAATTCTTATTCAATAGTACTTAAATCTAGACAATTAGGTATATCAACATTAGCAGCTGGTTATTCACTTTGGTTAATGTTATTCCATGAAGATAAAAACGTGTTATGTATTGCAACTAAACAGGAAACCGCCAAAAACATGGTTACCAAAGTTAAGTTTATGTATAATAGCTTACCTTCATGGTTAAGAGAGAAAAACAAACCAGCTGAAGAAAGTAAATTAACATTAAGATTAAATAACGGATCCCAGATCAAAGCTACTTCAGCATCAAGTGATGCAGGTCGATCAGAAGCCGTTACTCTATTGATAATTGATGAGGCTGCCTTTATTTACAGTATTGGTGAGATTTGGGCATCTGCTCAACAAACCTTAGCTACTGGAGGGGGCTGTATAGCATTATCCACCCCTTATGGTACAGGTAACTGGTTCCATCAAACATGGGTTGCTGCTGAGATGGGTGATAATAGTTTCTTACCAATTAGATTGCCTTGGGAAGTTCATCCTGAAAGAGATCAAACATGGAGAGATCAACAAGATAAAGATTTAGGTGTAAGAATGGCAGCACAAGAATGTGACTGCGATTTTACAACATCTGGTGATACAGTATTTAATGCCGAAGATATTATATTCTATGAGCAATTTCATGTTAAAGAACCTTTAGAAAAACGCGGAACCGATCAAAATCTTTGGATATGGGAACCAGCAGATTATTCTAAAAATTATCTTATAATAGCGGATGTTGCTCGTGGTGATGGAAGAGATTATTCTGCATTCCATATATTTGATGTTGAAACATTTACTCAAGTGGGTGAATTTAAAGGTCAACTTAATACAAAAGATTATGGTCATTTATTAGTTAGTATAGCTACTGAATATAATAATGCTCTATTAGCAGTTGAAAACGCTAGTGTTGGATGGTCAACAGTTCAAACAGTATTGGATAGAGGATACCAAAATTTCTATCATTCCCCAAAAGGTGGAACTAATAGTGTTGATTCTTTCTTTGATCCCTATATGGATGTAAGTAAAATGACACCTGGATTCACTATGTCTTCAACTACACGTCCTATTTCAATTGGTAAATTCCAAGAAGCGGTTATGGACAAAGGTGTCGTTTTCCATTCTGCTCGACTATTAGAGGAAATGAAAGTATTTATATGGAAGAACGGCAGAGCAGAAGCACAAACCGGTTATAACGATGATTTAACTATGTCGTTCGCTATGGGTTGTTATCTGCGTGATACTGCGTTTAAACTACGTCAAAATAATATGGATATGACCAAAAGCATGCTCAATGGAATTTCTTCTACAACTTCAAAATATTCCGGGGGCTATTCAACAGGCCCTTCGTATGCTGATCAATATACAAACAACCCATTTAAAATAGATAACCCATATTCAAATGGTCAAGAAGATATTTCTTGGCTTTTATAAAAATAAAACATGGCAAATACAGGACTTTTTAGTAGACTACAACGATTATTTTCAACTGATGTTATTATCCGAAATGAGGGAGGGACACAATTGAAAGTAATGGATGTTAATAAAATCCAAGTCTCCGGAGAATATGAAACAAATGCTCTCGTAGATAGATTTAATCGCATCTATACAAATTCACATACTTCCATTTACGGATATCAAAGTAGTTTTAATTATCAAACACTAAGACCTACTTTATATTCAGAATATGATTCAATGGATACAGATGCTATCGTTGCCTCTGCTTTGGATATTATAGCAGATGAAAGCACATTGCGTAATGATATGGGAGAAGTACTTCAAATCCGTAGCTCGGATGAAGATGTACAAAAAATTCTATACAATTTATTTTACGATGTATTAAATATAGAATTTAATTTATGGGCTTGGATTCGAAATATGTGTAAATATGGTGATTTTTTCTTAAAATTAGAGATTGCAGAAAAATTCGGTGTTTATAATGTTATTCCATACAATGCTTTCCACATTGAAAGGCAAGATGGATATGATAAAGACCACCCCGCTTCTATTAGATTCAGATTTGACCCAGATGGTATATCTTCACCTTCCGATTATGGTTACTATAATGTACCAAATTCAGGTGGACAAGCTAATTCAATTTATTTTGACAATTATGAAATGGCTCATTTCCGCCTATTAACAGATGTTAATTTCTTACCTTACGGTAGATCTTATTTAGAGCCGGGACGTAAATTGTTCAAACAATATACGATGATGGAGGATGCGATGTTAATTCATAGAATTGTTCGTGCTCCTGAAAAACGTATATTTTACATCAATGTTGGTAATATTGCGCCTGCTGAGGTAGAAAATTTCATGCAGAAAACAATTTCCAAAATGAAACGTACTCCATATATTGATCAACAAACCGGAGATTATAACTTGAAGTATAACATGCAAAACTTACTTGAAGATTTTTATGTTCCTGTTCGTGGAAACGATCAAGCAACCAAAATAGATAATTTAGGAGGCTTACAATATGATGGAATCCAGGATGTTGAATATTTAAGAGATAAATTATTTGCTGCCCTTAAAGTGCCTAAAGCCTTTATGGGTTATGAAAAAGATTTAACAGGTAAAGCTACATTAGCTGCTGAAGATATTCGCTTTGCTCGTACAATTGAGCGTATTCAACGTATCATAGTATCTGAATTAAATAAAATAGCATTGGTTCATTTATATGCTCAAGGTTATACAGATGATTCTTTAACAAATTTTGAATTATCTTTAACAACTCCTTCTATCATTTATGATCAAGAAAGAGTAGCATTGATGAAAGAAAAAGTAGATTTAGCTTCCCAAATGATGGAAAATAATTTACTTCCAACAGATTGGATTTATGAGAATATTTTCCACTTAAGTGAAGATCAATATGATGAATATAGAGATCTGATAGCAGAAGATGCTAAACGTAGATTCCGTATCAACCAAATTGAAAACGAAGGTAATGATCCACGTGAAACAGGTAAATCATATGGAACACCACACGATTTAGCATCTCTATATGGTAGAGGTAGATATGATGCTGGTGAAGTGCCTGAAGGATACGGTGAGGAAGAAGAATTAGGAAGACCGGAAGAAAAAGTAACTAATAGAAATACCCAAGATAATGCTTTAGGGAAAGATAGAATTGGATCTATGGATATGAAAAAAGATGGAGATGAATCAGATTCAACCAATCCTAAATATCAAGGTGGATCCCCATTAGCTTTAGAGACAAAAATCAAACGAAACCCAAATGCAAAAATGTTTAATGATTTAAAAAATCAGAAAAAACAAATGATATTTGAATCAGAACTTAAAGCAAATTCCCTATTAGATGAATCACAAATACGAGAGTGAGGAAATTTCATATATTTATAAATAAATAATATAACAGAATGCAAATCAAACATTCCAAGTATAAGAATACTGGTATTCTATTCGAATTGTTAGTTCGTCAAATTACTACGGACACATTAGATGGTAAGGACTCACCAGCTAAAGATATACTTCAAAAATATTTCGTTAAGACGGAATTAGGTCGTGAGTATAAGTTATATGAAACGTTATTAAAAAAGACATCATTAACTGAAACTAAAGCAAATGTGGTTGTTAGTACTTTAATTGAATCCTCTCTCACATTGAATCGAGGAGCTATTAAAAGACAGAAATACAATTTAATCAGTGAAATTCAAAAACACTACGATTTAAATAAATTTTTCAACCACCAACTACCCAACTATAAAGTATTTGCAGCTTTCTATACATTGTTAGAAATTTCAAACTCCACACAACGTATTAACCCTGAGCATACTATTAATAATAAAGTAACTATTTTAGAGCACTTAACAGCTGCTCAAATCCAAGAGAATAAAGTACGCGATGAGATAATGGATGAATTTTCCAATTCAGATAAAGACGTTCGTTTTATTGCATATAGAATGCTTTTAGAAAATTTCAATACAAAATACGATAGTTTAAATCCAAATCAAAAGCTAATATTAAAAGAATTTATTACATCCGTTGACAATACTCCACGTTTGAAAGAATTTTATGCTAATAAAATAGTTGAAATTAAAGAAGAATTAAGTTTATTAAATTCTACAACTAAAAATAAAGTAACTAAAATAAAAATTAACGAAATCATCTCTATCCTTTCCCCATTAGCTAAAAATGCTAAGGTTACAGATAATGATTTAGTTGATTTGTTGCAATATTACGACTTAATTAATGAATTAGAAACCGTAAATGGATAAGCTTAAAAAAATAATACAAGCAAAACTAAAAGAAATTACCCCCGATTATACCCTAAATAGTATAAAGGTTGGGGATATTAAAACTAAAAGTGACATTAAAACTACGGTTACCGATATAAATTCTGAAACAGGTGCTATATCTTGGGATGTTAAATATGTTCCTAATATAGGTAAATTAGTAGATGATGTTAACGACTTAACTAAAACTGCTAAAGAAGTATCTGTTAAAGCTAAAGATGATTCTAAATTTTTAGATATTTATGAAAAATCAAGAAAATTAAGAAATACAATTCGCACCCATATTCGCAATCAGTACCCTGAAGAATATAAAAAAATAATGGAAATAGATTTAGATGAAGTATCTATATCTGGTGGTGGAGGTGCAGATGCTTCTTTCACAGCAGGTCAAGGTGCAGGATATGCTACACCAGCAGCCTTTGCCTCTAAAACTAATTCTAAAGGAACTAAAAATATTTATTACTATAAATTAGGCTATAAACCAGTTCCAAAATCTAAACCAAAATCATTCGATATAAAGAAACTTTGGGAAGAAGATACATTGAATGAAGTAAATGAATTTCAACAAAAAAGATTGGATGGTTTAGAGGAAATTGAAAAATTATTAAATGATATTTCACCATTGGTTTCCAATGCTAAAAATGAAACAATTGAATTATATAGCGGAAACGCAGGTTCATATGATATAACACAACCTATTGAAATGGTATTAAGTTACTTAAGAGAGGTAAAACAACTATTAATAGAAAAATAATGAAAAAAACACTACAAGATCAATATTTGCTAATCAAAGAAGGTAAGGGACACAAAGGTGTTTTCTTAACTGAAGCAAAACGTCAATTCCCAAACATTGTTCGTAATGCAGCAACATTCGAAGAAGCAGCAGCATCTCTTAAAACAAAAAACATTATTTCAGAGAATGTAATTGGTTTAACAGCTATTAATTCAATATTCGAACCTAAGAAAAAAGAATCATATGAAGTAGCATATGAAGCATTTTTGGCTGAAGCTAAAAAGAAAGAAAACGAAGACGAAAAAGTAAAAGCTGAAGAGAAAAAAGTATCTAAAAAAGTTGAAGAAGATGCATCTCACAACTTTGACAATAAAGACGATAAAAACATAGACAACTTAATATTCGATCAAGTAATGACTGGATATTATGCTGAAATGAAAGATCCTAAAAATGCAGATAAAACAATGCAAGAATTGAAGGATATCGTAATGAAAAATTTACAAAAAGATCCAATCTTTTATACAAAAGATGGTCAATTTGGAGTTAAAGATTTAGGCTATACAATGGATGCTCCTGGATTAGGCGAACCAAAAGAACCTAAAGGGAAATGGAAAGCATCTGGATATGGTGATTTAAAAGAAGGGCAAGTAGATATGAATAAATCTTACCCTACAATCAAAAACAACGGAACAAAAATCGAATATAAAGATAAATCCGGAACAATTTCAGGTAATTTTATGGTTGGAGGTGATGAATTCGCTTCATATAAAGTAAAATTCGATGATGGTACTACAGATGAAATAAGTACAGCAGATAAAAATATTAAATTTTTAGAAGAATCACTTGAAGAATCTAAATTACGTAAAGTAATTCATTCAATTGTAAGTGAAGAACTTAATAATAAGGATAATAATATTTTATATTTAAATAGAGTAAGGGACGCTGTTGTTGATAAATCCCCAAACAATACTTTAGATAACCCAACAAGAGCCAAATTGTTATCCGCAATTAATGCTTTAGATCATCAAAATATAGATTTATATTCGTTAATGGGTGATTATGATACAAAAACATTACATACTCTAGAAGGAATATTCAAACAAGTTGATGATGAATTCTATAGTGACTTTACAGACCCTGCAGGTGGTAGTGGCTTAGCAAGTCATTTACAAGAATCTAAACTTCGTAAAGTAATTAGAGAAATGATTGATGCTGAAATCGAAGAAGCATACCAATTAGTTAATATCGACTTAAAAGCACCAAAAAAAGATAGAGAAGATAGAGATCCAACAGATAAATATTTAACATTTGATAAAGATTTTGAAAAAGATCAAAAACGAAAAGAAAATATTATTGTAAAAGATGGTGATAGAATTTTTATTACCAAAGTATTACACGCCAATTTAGGACCAAATTCAGGTAACTCAGATTTAAGAAGACACTTAATGGATAGAGCTAATCTTGAACCTGCTGTATTGGGAGGACAACAAGTTTGGAAAATTAAAGGTGCTAAAATTAACTCAAAAGGAAATATTAGTATATTTGTTCCTGTAGAAAAATCATTTTTAAAAGAAAGTGTTGAAAAAGAATTAGCTGCTATTAATAAAGAAGCAGAATATGAAATTATTGCTTCTAAATTAGAAAAAGTACAAGCCCTAATTGATAAAAAACAATCACAAATTTCTAGATTAGATGAGGACGAAGATTTAAAAGATCTTACCGACGCTAAAAAAGTTAAAGAAATTTCAAAAGATATTAAATCTCTAGAAAAAGCAAAAGCTAAATTAGAGAAAATGATGCATAAAGGTAAAGGTAAAGCTAAATTACCTAAAAAAGAAGTAATAGATGAAATGGATATGGAACCTTCTGAAGAATACATGGCCGCTAAAGAAGATGCTGAAAGTAGATACGAAGAAGGTGAAGAAATAGATTCAATCATATCAACTTACCACAATTTATCTTTTGAAGACAGAAATTTGTTACGACAAGATTTAGAAGGTAAAATGGACGGAATGGATTACTAAATATGGACAAGCAACTATTAATAGAAACTAGACACTTCAGCCCAAAACCACTTTCATTATTGGAAGGGATGAAAAGCAACGGAAACGTTTTCGTTGAAGGAATATTGGCTACTGTTGAAGTGAAAAACGGTAATGGTCGCTTCTATCCTAGAGAATTATGGGAACGTGAAATCGATAATTTTACACGTAAAATCAACCAAAAATCTACTGAAACGTGTGGTGAATTGGATCACCCGGACTCGCAGGTAATTAATTTAAAAAATGCATCCCATGCTGTGCGTGAATTGTATTGGAGAGGTGATGAAATATGGGGTAAAGTAGAAATTTTCTCTGATATGGGGGATTTAGGCACCTCATCGGGTCGTATAGCAGGAGCATTAGTTAAAAATGGCTTGCTAATCGGTATTTCTTCTCGCGGAATGGGTTCATTAAAAGAAACAGACGGTGTGATGGAAGTACAAGATGACTTCGAATTACTAACTTGGGATTTAGTTTCCAACCCTTCTAATCCAGATTCATGGATGAAAAATGGAGCATTAAACGAGTCTCGTACTACATTCTTAGATCCATACGCTAAAACAAATTCACTTATTACAGAAATATTATGTGCTAAAGGTACATGCCCTATTTTTTAATATTCTTTAAATAATAGAAGTAAAGGAAGTAAATTTTTATAAATAAAATATGGACCAAGACCAACATTCAAATCAAGAATTTCTTTCTATGCAAAAACTTGCAGGTTTAATAACAGAAGAAGAATTTAAAGCTAGATTATGGTACAAGCAATATTCTGAAAATATATCTAAATCCTTAAATGATTTAAAACAAACATTGGAAGATGAAGGATATAACAATAAATGAAGATAATAAATCTATTTTAGATTTAATAAATTATATAGATTCTAAAATTGTAACTCTTCGTAAAGCTAATAAATTTACCGAAAATTCTTTAAATAGTTTATCTAATTTATATAATAATACTGTTGGGGATTGGATGAGTAAAAATTATTTATTTAATGTTGAACCTATTTCTAATGAGGAAGAAGAAATAAAAAATAAACTTTTAGAAATAATCACATTTTTAAATGAACTTTAACCATTAAAAAATATTTTAATATAACTAAACTACTACTATAATGGCTCTCTTCGGAGAGCCTTTTTTTGTCTCTGCGACTTTAATTATATCCACACATACATATAACCCGAATATGTCACCCCCTTAATCATTATGTGGCATCAATAAAAAGAAATCTATTACGTTTTTTAAATAAACGTACTTTCCCAACAAATAAAATTTAGGAAAAATGGCAACAAACAGAGATTTGCTTAAAGAAGCAATCGCCGATGCTAAAGCTGTCAAAGAAACAGCAATAGCAAATGCAAAAGCAGCTCTAGAAGAAGCCTTCACACCTCAATTAAAATCAATGTTATCAATGAAACTTCAAGAAATGGAATCCGAAGAGGAAGAAATAGAAGAAGCTGGATTTGGCGATATGGCTCCAAAAGGTCACGGAAATATTGAAGATGATTCTTCATTATACGAAACTGACGACAAAGATGCTGATGATATGATGGAAATTGATTTGGAAGAACTTTTAGCAGAGCTAAACGAAGAAGAGGAAGAAATGGAAGAATCCATCAACGAAGCCGAAGAAGAAGTAGAAGAAGCAGAGGAATCTGAAGAATCTGAAGAATCTGAAGAAGGTGAAGAAGAAGGTGAACCAATCGACCTTGAAGACATGACTGATGAAGATCTAAAATCTATGATTGAAGATGTAATTAAGGACATGATTGAAACAGGTGAACTTGAAGCTGGTCACGAAGGTGAAGAAGGTGAAGAGGAAGCTGAAGAAGAAGGTGAGGTAGAAATCGAATCTGAAGAAGAGGAAGAAATCGACTTAGCCGAATTGTTAAGAGAAATCGAAAACATGGAAGAAGAAATGGATTCTGACCTTGAAGAAGGATTAGGAGATTTATTCAAAGGTGTAGCAGCTAAATTTATCAAAGCTAACAAAATGGAAGCAGATAAAATTATTGCTATGGATGATAAAACGGCAGCATTAGAAGCAGCTAAATCACTTATCACGAAATTCAGAAATGAAGAGTTAGGTAAAGGACAAACTCCTGATGCTGTAAGAGCTAACGTATCTGATTTAAGAGAAAAACTAGGTTTATCTAGTTTGGGTGGTGCATCAAAATCCTCTGTTTCAATCGCTGAAACGTCTGAAGAATTAGAAGAAGCTTATTCAACAATCGAAACTCTTAAAAGTGAATTGAATGAAATCAATTTATTAAACGCAAAATTACTTTATACGAACAAAATATTCAAGGCTAAAAACTTGAACGAAAGTCAAAAAGTAAAGGTGTTAAGTTCTTTTGATAAAGCATCCAACGTAGGTGAAGTGAAAATGGTATTTGAAACATTAAATGAGGGCATTAAAGTTTCTAAAAATCCAATTAAAGAACACTTAGGGGGAGCGTCAAAATCTACATTAACACCAAACGTTAAAAAACCAATCGTAGAGTCAAACGAGGCATATTTACGTATGCAAAAATTGGCGGGAATTATTTAATTTAAAATTTAAAACTTAAAAACAATGTCAAATAGTATTAATTCATTACTAGAAAGCGCTGCAGGAAGTTACAAAAACATGCAGAGCGATGCCTTGAGAATGGCGTCAAAATGGGGTAAGACAGGATTATTAGAAGGTTTAGGAAACGAGATCGAGAAAAATAATATGTCTATGATCCTAGAAAACCAAGCAAAACAATTGGTTTCTGAAGCAAACAGTACACAACAAGGTGGTGCATCATTTACTGCAGGTCAAGGTGAAACTTGGGCAGGAGTTGCTTTACCATTAGTACGTAAAGTATTTGGTTCTTTATCAACTAAAGAATTCATGTCAGTACAACCAATGAACTTACCTTCAGGTCTAGTTTTCTTCTTGGATTTCCAATATGGTCAAGATAAATCAGCTCCAGTTGGTAATTTCGGACCTGCAGGAGATGTATATGCTGCTAGTTCATCTTTATATGGTAACACAAACCCAGCTAACGGTGCTGATCCTTCACAAGGTCTTTATGGTGCTGGTCGTTTTGCTTACTCTGTAAATCAATTCACAGCTTCATTAACTCCAACAGCTTCAGGTTCTGCAACTTGGTCAATGGTTGATTATTCAGCTGAATTATCTGCTTCAATTTCTGCAGGTGCTACTTACTCTTACATGACTGTAACTGGACCTACAGATCCAGGACGTACATTTGATGCAAAAGGTGTTCGTGCCTTCGTATTAGAATCAGGTTCATTTGGAGCTGCTAACTTGTTACCACAATATACTTCAACTGATGGTACTTCTATTACTTTTGTATTTGATGAAGATAAGGCAGGTATGAATGCAACTTCAGCTTTATCTACTTTGAAATACAACGTACAAACAGCTGATAAGTATAGAGGTGACTTCGAAGATGCTTCAGGTGCAGGTTATTCAAATGCTGAATCAACAGCAGCGGATGCATTAGCTATCCCTTCCATTGATATCAAAATGAAATCAGAAGCTATTGTTGCTAAAACACGTAAGTTGAAAGCACAATGGACACCTGAGTTCGCTCAAGATTTGAACGCTTACCAATCATTGGATGCTGAAGCTGAGTTAACATCTATCATGTCTGAATATATCGCTTTAGAGATCGATTTAGAGAATTTAGATATGTTGATCCAAGACGCTTCTGCAGCAGATGAGTACTGGTCAGCTAAAAATAACAACTACTTAAACAGTGGTAAAACAGCTTGGGCTGATGACGCTGGTTACTATAACACACAAGGACAATGGTTCCAAACATTAGGAACTAAAATGCAAAAAGTAAGTAACAAAATCCACCAGAAAACTCTTCGTGGAGGTGCTAACTTCTTAGTATGTTCTCCAAGTGTAGCTACAGTATTAGAATCAATCCCAGGATTTGCTTCTTCTTCTGATGGTGATGCAACAAAATCTTCATACGCATTTGGTATCCAAAAAGCGGGTCAAATGAATAACCGTTACACAGTTTACAAAAACCCTTACATGACAGAAAACGTTATTTTGATGGGTTACAGAGGAGCTCAATTCCTTGAAACTGGTGCGGTATTTGCTCCATATGTTCCATTAATTATGACTCCATTAGTTTACGATCCAGAAACATTTACACCACGTAAAGGTTTGTTAACTCGTTACGCTAAGAAAATGATCCGTCCAGAATTTTACGGTCGTATCTTCATCAATGATTTGAACGTACTTTAATAGTAAGTAACAATCGATAATAAAGAGCCTAGCGAAAGCTAGGCTTTTTTAGTCCTTTTTCATATGTATTAATAAATAATGTTATATGAATGATTTTAATAGAACATCCCAAGCCCAAGAAGCCTTTAAATCAAAAAGAAAACCAAAAGGCCCAATTAAATTTAATATCCAATTAAATGAAGAGCAAAAAAGAGCAAAAGAAAAAATACTTTACAACACCGTTACAATATTAAAAGGTAAAGCAGGTTCGGGTAAATCACTTTTAGCAGCTAATATAGCCCTAGATTTATTATTTAGTAAAGAAATCGAAAAAATCATTATTACTAGACCAACAGTAGTGGCAGGAGAAGACATAGGCTACCTCCCAGGTGATGTAAATGAAAAATTAGCTCCATTTACCGCTCCTGTATATGAAAATATGCATCGTTTATACAATAAAGAAAAAGTAGAAAAATGTATAATAGATGGTGAAATAGAGATTGTACCTGTATCATTTATGCGAGGTAGAAACTTTACAAATTGTTTAGTGGTAATTGATGAGGCCCAAAACTTAACAGATACTCAAACCGAATTACTTTTAACACGTATTTGTAATGGTTCAAAAATGATATTTTGTGGTGATGCTGCTCAAATCGATTTAAAAGATCGCAAACATTCTGGATTTGATGTAGTATGTAAACATATGAAAGAAGTGCCTGGTTTCGAGGTAATTACATTAGAGAAAAACCATAGACACGAGATAGTTGACTATATTTTAGATATATATAAAAATCTTAGAGGTTAATTTACTTAGGCAATATTTTATCATATTTATAACAAAAACCACCAATGGCTAACTTATATGTAACTATAACAGAAGAAATAACTCTTCCAAATACTACTACTGAAAAAACCCAAACATTTAAAATAATTAATGGGATTAATCAAATAGTACGACGAATAGATACAATAACTACTACTTTTAGTGGATCAGGTATTGAGATTATTCGTTTTTGCAATAGTGAAGCTGAACAAACAGGTGGAGCATTTGTAAAACAAGATGTACAATACATTAGAATTACTAATTTATCAACTCAATATGATACTTCAATTTATTTAGTTGCAAACGATAATACAGAAAGTGCTTTATTTAATTTGTCTCCTGGAAAAACTTTAATGTTAGGAGATACAGATATAAACACCCCTGCCCAAAATGACCCAGTAGTAGATGGATATGTAGATGAATCTTATTATAGTAATTTTATTTACTTAAGTTCTATTAAAGCAAAAGCAATTACAGGAAATACACAATTAGAATATTTTGTAGCATCAAATTAATATTTATAAATAAACAAAATGGCAAATTTAACATTAAGACAAATAAAAGGTTCTCCTCTTACTATTGCTGAAATGGATGGTAATTTTGAATACTTTACAGGTTCACACGCAATAACAGGTTCATTAACAGTATCCGGAAGTATTATTCCTGCTGAAGTAAATGGTACTTTAGGTACAGCAGCTAAACCATGGAAAGAATTATTTATTGATGGTGCTACAATAGTATTTATCAGTGGATCTTCATCTGGTTCAATTAATTTTACTAGTGGATCAGGATTTAACTTTACAGGTGGTGGACTTACAATTAGTGGATCCCCAGTAATAACAAGTAATTTAACCGGTTCAAATGCAACTACAGGTTCAAACAGTTTTACAGGAAGTCAAACAATAAGTGGTAGTTTAACAACCACTGGATCTGTAAATATAACAGGATCTATTAATATTAATGGTTCAACAGTAATTACAAGTAACCAAACTGGATCATTTGCTCCAACAGGTTCTACACCAACAACAGGATCTAACACATTTAATGGAAGTCAAACAATATCTGGTTCACTTTTAATAAGTGGATCAATTATACCAAATGTAGGTTCTGGTTCAACAACTTCATCATTTAATTTAGGTTCACCTACAAATGCTTGGAAAGACATTTATGTATCAGATGGCACAATTAATTTCTTAGATGGAGCGGGAAATGTTCAAGGAACTATTGGTACAGGCACTAATGCAACCGTAATAACAGGGTCACTTAACGTAGTTCCTATTAATCCTCTTACATCTTATACTTTCATTAATGGTACTTTACTTCACAAAAGTTATACTACATCAGATTGTGCTTTTTCACTTTATAATTCTGGGACAGCCGGTTTAAATCCAGCAATATATTGGCGGAATATTTTAGACGATGGAACATCTTTAGTTTTACCTTGGGATAAAAAGATTGCAGCATACTCACTTGCTAATAATATCCCTGCTTCTAATACAACTGTATCAACCGTTATATCTCTTCCTCCTATAATGAATGCGGGGTATTCCACAGGTGACCAAATCACAGTATATAATTTAGGAAAAAACCATCCCATATATAAATCTTCAGGAAGTATTTTTATTGTAGGAGATATGATGGGTGTTACTAACGTAGATTCTAATACTAAACAAATAACAGGAACTCAAAACAACTCCTTTATTCTTTCAGGATCTTGGGGTAATTATACTCAAATTAATATAGTTTCTTCTGCTACAACAAGCTCTATTGAAATAAACCCAGGACAAAAAGCTACATTTGAAATTGTATATTGGGGAACTATTTCATCTACACCTTCAGCATCAATGACTGGTTTTTCAAGTAATCAATATGAAACAAATTTTACTAATTCTAACCCTTCGTCTACATACACTCGTTATTTATTTAAAGGAATAGAAAATCTTTAAAAAACAAATATTTAACAAAGTAGGGCCTCTAAATGAGGCCCTTTTTTTTCATATTTATAATAAACTAATAATATGAATATTCCAATTTGGCCCGGCTCAAGCTCATTCGCACCAGGAGATACACCTTTCGGATTTTATGATAACGATAATCAATTTCAAGTAGACGCTGATAAATTCGCTAAATTCGCTTC